CAATCCTGCATAAACCATCTGTAATATTTACTGCATGAAGGAATTCGTCAGAATATTCATTTGACCAAAAACTATCTGCAAACCTTCTCATCGCAGCCTCTTTTTTCTCTTTTTCCCATTGTTTTTCAGTTTCTTTGCTCATATTTATCTCCCTATTTTATTGGATTGCAATGGTCCAGAAACTGACAGTAATTACACTGCCAATCTTGTACAGGTGATACACCTTTTCTAAACGGTGGCAATCCTTGTTCATGTTCGTCTTTTGTGTTACTCCAGAACAAGTAGGCTCTTGAAACGTATGTCAAAGGTACCGACGTGGCCTTCATCATGGACGTATCCTTATTGTAATAATACAAAAACATTCCATCAAGCCTACCGAACTGTTGCTTCACTGCATACCCGTATGTACCAAGTTGCAATTCATAGTGGATAGATGGATTAAAAGCAGGCTTTCTACCAAACTTCATCTTCCATGCATAACCACCACAAGTTTTCAAATCATACAGGTAAACCTTTTCTCCCTCTACTACGATATCATAAAAACCTCTGACGTTTAACTCTTCGATTCTTATCTCTCCTTCAGTATGGAATTTAATTTCTTTTTCTTTATTTTCTTTTTCTTTTTCACTAGAGATATCTCTATTATTATCTCTATTATAATAGTGAAGGGCTTTTTCAAAATCATCATGCACAACATTACCAAGCCTCAATAATCTCTTCGTCTTTGCGTCTAATGGATTTGTTGGTTCTACTTGCATTACAGATTCAAAGTACAATTTTCTTGAACAACTACCAGCACCGCTAGCATGATACCAACTTTCATTACCAGCATATCGTTTTAAGCGGTTTTCTTCCTGTTTATTGTTGAGATAATCGTTGTATATACCCTCTATATCAATTGGACTTTTAACCACCATTTTTAGCCCTTTTTACGCAATCATCAATTAAGTGATTTAAACAATCATTTACCGTATCAAAGCCTAAAATGTAAGAACATCCCTTGAATGTCTTCCACTTTTCCTTGCTTACTTTTACTTGATAGGTTACTAATTCATTATCTTTCATATGTTTTCCTTTCATATATACATATCCTAGCATGTATATTATTATTTGTTATTATTTATTCCTAATATTATTTTCATTTATTTTTATTCTCAATAGTGTCTCAATCACTATATACATCTATTTCTATCTCTTCAAGAAACCTATCAACCTTTGCTGATAAAGTTCTCATTTCTTCATTGGTGATAAGCCTTGATAATCTTCTGAGACTTACTTGTGTTTCTTTTATTAATGTTATCGCTTGCTTTATGTCCTTAATGTGTATCGCCATCTTTTCCCTTTTCTTCTTTTAATATTTTAGCAATAGATTCAACCATCTCTGCTATTTTCTTTATCTTCTTGCTATTATCATGTACCTGTAAATACAAGTTATGAAATTGCATATCCTTTAGTTTTATAAGTTCTATGACTTCCATATTTGTCATTCTTTTTTCTTCCATTTTTTCTCCTTTATTTTCTGTTTGCAAATTCTTGATAAATCAAAATTATCAATAATATAAGTGAAATCCAGCCTATCATTATCCCTCCATTCCATAATATTCTTTTTCTGTTTTTCCAAAATACTCCCAAACTACTATTTGTTCATCAAGCACTGCGTCCATATCCTCCAATCGTGGTATGTTCCATTCATCATACTGCAGGTCATATCCACCATTATCTAAAAACTCCATTGCTTTATCTTTTATTCGTCCCATTCTCTTGCCTCCATATCACATTGTTCACATATACGTTCTTCAGTATCCATTTGGTCTTGCCCAAATTTATGTAGGCATATTATGCACGTAAACTTCATTTTTCCTCCTCCAATTCTGATAAAGTAATTAATACATTTCGCTTTAATAATTTACATATACGATTTTCAAGTTCATTAGCCATTTCTTCAAAATCATATACTTTTTCGCCCGTTTCTTCATCTTCGTAAAAATACACAGGCATTTCTATTTTATTTACTTCTATTTTTTCTTCTTCCATAAGTTCTTTCTCCCTTTTTTCTGTTTCGTTTCCTATTGTCAGCATATCATTGACAATGTTATTTATGTCTTTGTAATATTTCATTTTTCCTCCTTTATACATTCTTCTAAATATAATTCTGCTTCTTCTTTGTCGTCAAAATATTCTTCATCACAAACATAATCATCAACCCAATAAGCAATCTCATATTTCCAGTCTTTATCAGACCAAAATTTAGTTATCTTCCATTTTCCTTTTTCATCTTTTGTGTAATTATCTTCTATCCTCATTTTTTCTTCTCCTCTTTTCTTAATTTCTTTATCAGTTTATACGTTGAATATTTCTTGCCTTCTACTTTATCTAGCCAATCAAATAATGCTTTATTCATTTTACCTCCTTTTCTTTTAATTTCATTCCTTCAAGTTCTTTCCATATTTCTTGCTGAAGGTATAATTGCATTGCTTGTCTTAATGGTTCTCTATCTTTTTCTTCTGATGCATACCATTCAATAAAATTAAGAATTACTATTTCTCTTATTTCGTATTGTTCTCCAACTATTTCGTGATTATATTTCATTTTCTTCTCCTTGATTAAATGTTATATTTCTTGCTAACCTTACTCTGTTCTTGCTATCTAGCCCACCTAGCCACATTATAAAATTGGTCTGCATTTGTCTAAATTTACCTCTTAAGTAATCTTCATTGAAGTTCCACGCCTTGTCAAAAGCGGTTCCTGTTACTCCATATGCATCTTCTGCAAATTTCTTTAAATCGCTATCAACTGCCCACCTTACTAATTTATCCATGTCATGTTTATTCATTTCTTAACCCTCCTTTATTATTTGTTCTAATGTTTTTAATTGTGCTAATACTTTCTTTGTGCCTCCCTTAATACCAAAATAGTCTTTTACATGTTTCAATCTCCAAAATCTATTTGGTCTCAATCCTTTGCTAAATAATGTTACTTGACCTATTGATATCATCAAGTTATATTCCGCTCTATTTGTACGTAAAAAACTCGTATCTACACTTTCATGACTTAAGTCTTTTAAGAATTGACAATCTTCGTTCATTGTTACTTGTACTTTATTCATTTTCTTCTCCTTTTATGTTCAAGATAGCCCCATTACAGGGCTATTTCGGCTACTTAAGCCTCATCAGTTGAACTTTTATCTGCCCACACAATCACCATCACCACCCTCCCTTTGTTTTTCACTTATTTGGTCAATTAATTCTGATACCATTTTTCTGCCGTCCCTTGCGTGGTATCCTGCACTATCAATATTGCTCTGTGCTTCTTCATTTGCTCTGTATGCATAATCTGCTTCATCTTGTGCTGACTCAAAAAATCCCCACATTTCTTCCAATTGGTCTTTGGAAATTACCATGCAATCTGATGGTATTTTGTACCCTTCTTTCTTTTCCTTTTCTAATATCTCAACTTTCTCTACCATATCAAGGTATTCCTTGTGCAATGTTTCAATTGCTTGTATTGCATTTTCTGCATATTCTGTTCCGTTTTTATTTTTCATCATTTTCTCCTTCTGTTTTTACTTGTATTGTGTTGTCTATGTAGTTATATAAATGGTCTGATAAAAATTCAAAAATATTTGCTTGTATTATTTGTACGCAATCGGCATCACTTGAACATAAATCATTTTTATAAATTAGGTCAAAATTGTTACTTGCATATTGTAATAAATCGTATGTGTAAATTGGTATGTTATTGTCGGCTATTTCGTGGATTAAATCATCTATTTCGTAATCTTCTTTTTCTTCTTTGTACCATGCAATTCTATCATCTAAATCGTCCGTTGCTTGGTCGTATAAATCTTGCATATAATACGTCTTTTTCTCTTCCATTTTTTTTTCTCCGTTTGTTTCTGTTGTGCCGTTGTCGGCTAGTGAAATATAAGAATTATAGACAATATGAAACAATAATAAATAATATTAAAAGTTATTGAAAGTTATAAAAAGTATTGTAAATTATGATAGTTAACGAAAATAAAAACGAGGTAAAAAAAATGTTTAAAAAAAGTATAGATGAAGCATACATTGAAGTTGAACTTGGAGTTGCGCCACGTTCACACCTGTGCAGTAATGCGGAAGATGATATATTAATGGACGGCATTGAATGCGGAGTTGAAGACGTTTATGAGTTAATATATTGTTATAAATATGATGTAGATGATGAAGACCTGATTGAATTATTAGATAATAAAGAAAAGTCAATGTTATACCCGCTAGATTGTTTTAAAGAGTTAAGTTTTGAGGATTATAAAACATACGAAGCGGAGCAAATAGAAGAAGAAAAACAACAGGAACTTAAAAAAGAAAAATTAATTCAAGGCGTTAATGAATTACAATCTTTTTTTAAAGAAGAACAAACAAGAGCCAGGGGGCAAAAATGAATATAATAATGGAACATCAACATGTAAATTACCCAAATAATTACGAAATAGTAACAGATGGACGCGTATTAAATGCACTAGTAAAACGGGGTTTAATAAATGAATGGGACAAAATATATAAATATATTAATAAGTATAAAATGGATAGATTAGCCTCAGATGATAGGATTATATATAATAATAATATGTATATAATTAAATACTTTGATGGTTGTTTTAGTCCGTTTGTATGTAAAGTAAAAAATATTAACTTAAATAATAAAGGGGGTAAAAATAATGCTAAGTAGAAAGCACTTTATAATGTTTGCGAAAGTAATAAAAGATAATACTATAATAAATAGTTCTGATATGTTACCACATAATAAAATAAATAAAATAACATTGATTAGCGATTTAATGAATATCTTTAGCAAAGACAATCCACAATTTAATGCTAATAAATTTATTGATGCGTGTGCGGTTGAAGATAAATAAATAATAGTAAAATAAAATAGGGAGTATAAGAGCGGGGCCGTATTAGGCCCCGTTTTTATTTATGTTAAAGATTTTTTTCCTTATCTTTAAAAATGCCGTGATTAAATTCTTAATTATAATTGATTGTTTAATCCAAAATTTCAACCTAGTCTGCGACGCGGGTGGGATTTTTAACGGGGGTATGGCGTGAAAAAAACACTGACACACATTCTAATGCTATTTTTCAAAATTACCCCTTAACCTTATCCTTTCTTTTTATTATTAATTTTTCTTTTACTCTAGAGATTATCTCTATTATATATTCTCTATAGAGATATAAATATAATCAAATAATTAAATTATGCAAGTATTTTTAATTATTGTAAAAATTTTGTATATTTTGATATGGATTTCAAAAACATAAAAGGCAAACCTAATTATTTATTTGATAGTTTGGAAGAATATCAAGCATTTGGGTTTACTGATGCAGTTCTTGATGATTGGCGGGCAGGCAATGAGGGTGACTGGGTGTACACTGATGATAGATATATTTGCCAAATACTCAAAAAAAGTGCGGTAAGCCATCCTGGCTACAAAACACCACGCACAATGATTCGCACGGTGTGCGGTTCTTACATATCAGAGCAAAAAAGCCATAAAATTATTGGAGAGGACGGTATTGCAGAAAACATTTACACATTTTCAGGCAACTACAAAGCCACATATTCACGTGCAAAAGATAGAAAACTAAAGAATCGTGAGTTTTTGTTTGCAAGATACGTTGCATCAGGGGATGACGCAATCTCTGCATACAGAAAAGCATATCCAAAAGCTGTCAACAAGAACTATATAACAAAGAAATCAAACATTTTACTACAAAAAGAGGAGATTAGAACAATGGTTAAGGAAGAAATAAAGAAAATACTACAAGAAGAGGGTGTAACACCTGAATGGATTATAGGAAAGTACAGAGATATTGCAGATTTGTCTGATAGAGACACAGATAAGCTGCGTTCTTTGGAATCTTTGTCTAAAATTGCAGGATTATTTGACACAGACACAAAACAAGAGCAGTTAACAGTATTTCAAGGATTTACCCCGCAACAATTGGAGGCTTTACAAGGTGGCAAAGAAACGAATGTCATTGCTCACGCAGATGAAAAAGATAAATAAGGACTTATGTCCAGTATGTGACGAAGATTTGTATTTTGACAACGACACGACACAAAGAGTTGGACTATTGTCTGAGGATAATTACACAATTGAAGGTTGGATGTGTCCACATTGTAACTCAAGATTTGATTTAGAGAATAATTTGGTGTATATTAACCCCCGTGATATCAAGATAGGAAGAGCATGAATAAAAAGAAAATTAAAAAAACAGCCTTGGGTACAGTTTCTGTAAGTATAGCGCATATCCCCTCTATATCTTCATATACCAATCTCCCTTACGTATCTAGGGCTGTTTATTTAGGAAAGGTTTTAAAATAATGCCAAGATTTGGAAAAACATCGAAAGCTAAATTAGCAACATGCCATGAGGATTTACAAAAAATTTTAAATGAAGTTATTAAATATGTAGACTGCAGTGTAATAGAAGGACATAGAAGTGAGGAAAGACAAAATAAATTATTTGATGAAGGAAAAACTAAACTCAAGTATCCAAAAGGCCGTCATAACAGTAATCCATCTAGGGCTGTTGATGTGGTTCCTTATCCTATTGATTGGAATGACAGAGAGCGTTTCCATCTTTTTGCGGGTTTTGTTTTAGGTATTGCACAAAGCATGGGTATAAAACTTCGTTGGGGTGGTGACTGGAATATGAATTTTGAAGTGGATGATAATCAATTTGATGATTTTCCACATTTTGAGCTGAAAGGATAATATGGCAAACGAACAAGAACAAATAAGGAAAAAAATTCTTGAAATAAAAAAAAGAAAAGCTGAACGTCAAAGACAAATAGATGAAGGATATACTTATTATGATGCTCTTATGGAATTTCATGGAAATCCAGAAAATCAAACTGAATTAGGTTTAAAAATGAATGCAATGGTAGAAAGCATAAAAGGGGGATTTAATAACTTAGGAGAAAGTTTAGCAAGTATGTTAATAGGGCAAGACCCAGAAACAAATGAGATACCAGGTCCAAAAGGTGATGATGCAATTAACAATTTAATAAAACAAAGCACAGGAAATCCTGAAGCAGATGCAGCACTTCAAATGGTTCTTGAAGGAATTATGACAGGAGGCATGGGTGGAACATTAAAACTTGGTTCTAAGGCTGGTTCATCAATAATTAATAAAATTTTAGAAAGAAATGCACAGTCTGCTAAAAATTTAAGAGGTGTACAAAATGTACAAAGACCTGCAGATAAAAGATATTTATTAGAAGAAACTGCAAATTTTAATAAAATGATGAAAGAATTAAAACAAGTACCAGATATACCAATGGCAAAAATGGTAAAAAATCCAAATAATTCATTATTAAGAAGACTTCTTCCTTTATCATTACTTGGAATGAGTGGTGATTCTGAATAGTGAAAGGAAAATGAGCAATGGATAAGTGGGCATCGTCGATACCTATAACAGACGCAAGAGAAAGAACAAAATTTGCAAAAGGTGGCAAAGCAGAGTCACAGCGTTCATTAGACCAATGGACAGGAGAAGAGTGGGATAATGTATCTGGCAAGAAAGGTGATAGATATTTACCTAAAAAAGTAAGAGAAGGTATGACACCAGGACAAAAAGCTGCTGAAAACAGAAAAAAACGACAAGCCACTAAATCAGGCAAACAAGTAGCAAAATATTCAGATTCATTAAAAAAATCAATGAGAAGTAAAGGTGTGTACAAAGAAGGTGGTAAAACACCTGCATGGCAACGCAAAGAAGGTAAAGACCCAAAAGGCGGTTTAAATCGTAAAGGCGTTGAATCATATAGACGTGCTAATCCAGGCTCAAAACTTCAAACAGCTGTAACAACTAAACCATCAAAGCTTAAGAAAGGCAGTAAGG